GGACCGGTGTCGGTCGACATGCGGTTCACGTTCCCGACGCCGAAGGCGGAGCGGTGGGGGCGGCCGCACACGGCTCGGGGTGATATCGACAACCTCGCCAAGGGGGTCATGGATGCCATGCAGGACGCCAGGCTGATCCCGGATGATCGGCGCGTGAGCGCCGGCGACTGGCGGAAGGTCTGGGGTGAGCGGGGTGAGATGGTGGTTGTCGTCCGACCGATCGCCCTCGGGGTCGGACCGACGCAGGACGTCAGCGCCCAGACAATCCCCATGTGGATTGGCGCGCAAAGAAAAACCCCGCCACGAGGGCGGGGTTTGAGGGGTGGATCTCCGGGCGCGGGCTAGCGCACGTTGCGAGCCATCACCACCAGCAGGATCAGCACCAGGAGCACGAACGCCTGGCAGGCGAGGGCGAGGCGGGTTGAGGGGCGCGTGGTCATGCGCCACCAGCCTCGAACGCCCGCCTCGCTGCGTCACTGGTGGGCCAGTGCATGCGGCCGTCAAAGCCGACACTGGCGTTCCCTTCGTCCTCGTGCGCGGCTTCGTCCATGGTGCAGATGTAGAACCCGTGCATGTCGTGGCGGATCTTGCGGCCATCATCGAGCAGGTGTTCGCGTGCCTTGGCAGCCGCGCGATCGATTGTAGCGATGGCGGTTACTAGCTTTTTCCATGCATCGTCGAGATGCTTAAGGCGCCGAAGCGTCTCGGGATCTTTCTGACGAATGCCGAGGTCCGCCTGATCGGCGATCCATACCAAGTTTTCGCCCAGCGCGGCCTCGGCCTCTCGCACAAGGCCCAGCAGGTTGTGTGTTGTCATTGGTCACAGTGCTCCCATGAAGGCGCCGGCGAGGATCACCAGCGCGAGGATGCCGGCGAAGCCGGCGATCATTGTGAAGAGGTCGACGACGTAGGTGAGGATGGTGCGGGTCATGCAGACAGATCCGCAGTCAGCACGGCCGCGGCGTAGCGAGTGCCACCTAGGCGGCTACCGCAGCACTCGCAACCGGACCAGGAAAAGGCGCCTTCGTCGTTATCATCCTCACTGTTACCGGCGACGATGTGGCGCATATCGCCCGGCCACACCTTGGCAATTTCCGCGAGGAGCGTCGGGCGATCATCCGGGATAGTGCCGTTGGCAATCCAGCCAAGACAGTCTCCACACACTTCGATATCGCAGAGCTTTTTCACATGCGCCTCCGCTTGATGTTCCATTCAGTGATCGCCGCGCTGATACTCAGCGCCTCTTGGCGCCAGGCGCGGACGCGAGCTGCGAGGTCGTGGAGCCCGTGGCGCGACAGGATGTCGGCCCACGCACCAGCGCCGCGCGCGACCGTGTAGAGGCGGGTTGCGGTGCGGGCTGGCGACACGATGTGGTGCAGCATGCCGGCCATGCCGCGGCCGTTGGCGCGTGCACGCTCGAGGGGGTTGGGAGGGATGTTCATGTCACCTGATCCAATAGGTGACGCCGTCGAAATCGACGGCCGTGTAATCCATTTGCAACTCGCGCGCGGCCTGATCCCAATCGATGCAGTGCAGTGGCCAGCCGGCCTTGGGATCGATGGCGCCGATATCCTCGGCGAGCTCTTGCGCATAGCCGCGGAAATAGCTGTCGCGGATCAGCGTCTCGCCATGATGCCAGTCTGGCGCGTCGTCCTCAGCCTCTTCGGCGAGCGCCTTGAGCGCAGTAAGTTCGGCCTTGTTTTCCTCGTCCCATTCGGCGAGTGCTTGGCGCGCGGCCTCATTGTCGCGAGCAGCGTCTTGCGTCGCCTCGCTTTCGTCGTCGACGAAGGCGCATTCGTTATACGTGGCTTGCGTGTCGTCGACCTCGCTAGCCAGGTCGTTGCGCTCGCCTTCGAGCTCCTCGATACGCGCGATCACGTCGCGGCTATCGATCACGTTGTCCATATTGGTCGGCGGGTTGCGTGACATGGTCAATTCTCCGGGTTGGTGGTCGCAATTTCGGACGCTGAGGGCACGCGACGACGGCTTGGAAGGGTGCGGGAGAGCCCCGCAAGTTCCTTGAGCCGTGCGTAGGTTTCGGGCTCTAGAACTCGCATGGTGGGCCAATCGAAGCCGAATTTCCCGCCGCCTTCGCCGCGCCGCATGTAGCCGCGAAGTGTGGCGTCATAGGCTCGCCACGCGCCTTCTTTGGATCGGATGGTCATGGCGTCACCGGCTCCAGGTGAGCATGCCGAACGAGGAGCGATAGGCCTTGCCAGCATCGATCGCGGCTTGTTCGGCAGCCACGAGAGCCTGGCGCGTTTCTTCATGTTCGCGCGCTAAGCGCGGGTTCTCTTGGCGTGCCAGCATCAGGCAATCCGAGAACCGCATATCCTGCCGCGGGAGTGCGACGGCATAGACGGCGTTCATGGCATTGTCGTAGCGCTTGCGCGCGGTTTCGACGGTTCGCTTGTGTGACATTTGAGCCTCGCGTTGTTGGTCGTCACTGTCACGATAGCCGACAAAATGTCGGCGTGGTAGGAAAAGCCGACAGATTGTAGATCACGATCGCGTGAGGTATGGTCGTGGGATGGCACAAGTTCCCGCCCCGCGCCAAGGCGCTGGCCGTCCTGCGCTGACTGAAGATCAGGAGCTTACTGATCTACAATCAAGATTTGTTGATTGTCTCGCATCCACAGGAATGACGCAAACCGAGGCCGCGGCCGCCGCGGGTTACTCCAATCCGAACACCGATGCCTGGCGCCTACTACGTCTCCCGCATGTGGTTAAGGCCCTGCGCCAGCGCCGCACGGAGCTCGTAGAGGGGGATTTGACCGGCCTGGCGCTCAAGACCCTGCGCGACACGATGGCCGATACAGGGGCTCCGAGGGACGCACGCCTCAAGGCAGCTAAGATTGTGCTGGATCTTGGACAATTCAACAAAGACGCCAATAAGATCAAGGAGTTAAAGGGCAAACCGTTGGCCGAGATGACCGAGGACGAGCTGCGCGCCATGGCTGCCCAATTGCGCCAAGATGCCCGGGAAGATGCACGGGAAGACGAGACACCAGCCGAAGACGTCAAGGTTATCAATGGGATAGCCGAGCCAGTCAGACCCTAGAGGAGGGTGCGCCTAGGCTGCAGCCTGGCGATCGGCATGCTCGAGCCCGCGGTGTGTGACCGGGCGACCTTACCCCCTGCCCCCACCCGTTCCCCATTTCGCGCAAAAACCGATCCCGACGTCAGCAGAAATTTTGGGCAGCGAAAAACCGAAGCCGAAAAATTGTCTATCTCGGCATTGTATGAAATGTCGACCATATTTCTGCCATGTCGACAGACAAGGCTCCGCGTCGCAGGATTTTAAAGGCCATTACTTGCCCAGGCGCGCGGGCTTGCATTGATGCGGTCGCAGATGGGCGCAGCCCTCGCGTTCGGTACAAGGTGGCGTATCGAATTCTGGGGCTGCGTCGTCCGCGCGGACGAAACAAAGGCCGATTAATCAAGAACCGATCGCCCGAGCATCGTAAGCAGCGAAATCGCCGTAGATCCCTGAACAGAGAGGCGAAAATTAGAGGCGCTGGCGGCCGTGTTTACGCCCGCGACATACGCTTTCTCTGGCACTGGCAAGCCGGCCGCTGCTTCTGGTGCGATGTGGAGGTCTCCCCCCATCCCGGCGGCGCCCACTTCGATCATGTCATGCCTCTGGCTGGTGGCGGACGGCACGAAGGCGACAACCTGGTTATCTCCTGCCCACCCTGCAATCTGGCTAAATCCGCCCTGATGCCGTGGGAATGGCGCCCGGATCTGTTTAGCGAGGTGCCGGCCGAAAAATTGTCGGCATTCCAGACAAACCCTTGATCGTGTATGGTGCGTCCAGGTCGAGAACAAGATCCGGTTAACGGACGACGATGGCCCAACCTCCTGCATACGCACGTCAATCGAACTGGACGAACTTCTCGACCGATTACCCCGGCGAGCAGCCGACCGGCTCGCTGCTCGACGCCGAGTTCAACGCGATCAAGACCACGCTCACCGCGGTCCTCTCGAACCTCGCCGAGATCCAGCGCGACGACCTAGAGCTCGCCAACCTTTCCGTCGGCATCGACCAGCTCAAGGCCGAGATCGAGATCGGCTTCGCCTCCATCGGCGATTGGGCAACCGCCACCGACTACGCGCTGCGCGACGGCGTGTGGCAGACCAACGTCCTCTACCGCTGCGTCGAGGCGCACACCTCCGGCACCTTCTCCTCGGATCTCTCCGCCGGCTACTGGACGGTCGTCCTCGATCTCGCGACGCCGCTCGCCGCGGCCGTCACCGCTGCCGCTGCCGCGGCGGCCACCAGCGCCACCAACGCCGCGACGTCGGCCTCGGCCGCCTCCACCTCCGCCAGCGCCGCCTCGACTTCGGCGAGCGCGGCCAGCACCAGCGCATCGAGCGCATCGACCAGCGCCTCGGCAGCTTCCACCAGCGCCAGCGCCGCAGCGGCTTCTGCCGCCGCAGCCGCGGCCAGTGCCGCCGGCATCCCGTCCGGCGTCTTCACGCGCGTCACCTCGACCCCGTACTCGGGCGCCGCCGGTGACCAGGTCATCATGGACTGCTCGGCCGCGGACAAGACCTACACCGTCCCGGCGAGCCCGAGCACGTCGCATGTCGGCATCCTGATCAAGAAGCTCGGCGCCTACACGCTGACGCTCGATTTCGGCAGCAACAAGGCCCAGCTCCCCGACGGCACCTACGCCAGCGGCACCCACACGATCACCGGCGCCTGGGGCGGGACGCTGCGCCTCAACTACGTCGGCACGATCGCCGACAGCACCACCCTCGTCTGGAGTGTCAGCTATTGAGCGAGCTCGTAGGAACCCCCGGCGGCTCGCTGCTCACGCCGAGCCTGCCGCCGCTCGGCTATCGCACCGGCCGTCCGTACCTGATCTGCGCCTCGCTGGCGCACGTTATCAGCGCCCACCAGGCGACGGCAGATCGCATCTTCTACGTTCCGCCCTGGCGGGCGGTGGAGGCCGTCACCTTCACGACCGCCTGGATGTACGTGACGGCTACCGCCGCCGGCAACGCGCGGCTCGCGTACTACAACGCCCGCACGAAGGCGCGCATCGCGCAGATCGGCAACATCGATCTCTCGTCGACAGGCTGGCGTTCGCTCGGCTCGCTTTCGCTCGCCTTCGCCAAGGGCGATAGCATCGTGCTCGGCGTCAACTACAGCCACACCCCGACCGTGGCGCGCGTGATCGGCCAGACCGCGACTGAAGACTCGGTCATGAACCAGCGCTTCGTCACCGAGCTCGGCATGCCCAGCTTCGTCGGCAACCCGACCGACACCAATGTCTGGGGAACCCGCGCCGAGATCCAGACGCACACCTACGACGGATCGACCACGCCGAGCCCCATGGCGCCGACCGGCGAGGACGCGCACTGCCCCGCCGTCTGGTTCTCGAACTAAGGGAGCGGCGCCATGACGACGCAGGATATCGCCTGGGAGGTGCGCAACGCCGCCGGCTCGGTCATCGCCTCCGGCACCCGCCAGGTTCCGATCATCTACAAGAAGCTCACCCGCTTCGAGTTCTGGAACCTCCTGACCCTCGACGAGAAGACCGCCGTCATGACGGCGCGTGCCGCGTCCGCCCTCATGGCGGTCTGGTGGGAGGACTACCAGGCGGCGACCGAGTTCCTGCGTGACCACCCGTCCACGACGCAGGGTCTCGACGTCCTGGTCTACATGGAGGCACTGACGCCCCAGCGCGCCGCCGCCATCCTTGCCGACTGGCCGACCGTGTAATGCCCATCGACGTGGTCAGCAAGGCGATCGGCTCGCTCGAGGCCGGCCAGGCGGCCATCGCCGAGACGGTGCGCGCCGAGAACGAGCGCGCGCGCAAGCGCGATGAGCGGCTGTTCAACGTGCTCGACAATCTCTCCAAGGCGGTTGCGCCGCTCCCGGGCGTCATCTCCGACGTTGCCGACATGAAGCCGCAAGTCTCGAAGCTGATGGGAATGCGCAAGCAGGTGCTGGCGCTCTGCACCGCCGCCACGATCTTCCTGGGTGCCGTCGGTCCCGACCTGTGGAGCGCGTTCCTGCACCTGATCAAAGTGCGCTGATGGCCGTCCGCGGTGCCCCGAAGCGTCCGCCGGCGCGGCCCCTGCTTCGCCGTCGCAAGGTCAAGACCGAGAAGCCCGAGCCTGCGCTCGCGCCGCCGCCCGTGCTCGAGCCCGTGTCTGAACTGGACGCGGTCGAGCGTGAGATCGCGAGCCGTAAGGCCGAGGCCAGTCAGCGCGAGGCCGAGCGGCAGCGTGCGCTCCGCGAGATCGAGCGGCGCCTCAAGATCCAGGAGGCGCGCAAGGGACTGGTCGCGTTCACCGAGTTCGCGATGCCGGACCCCAACGATCCGGACGACGCGACGCGCAGCCGGTACGACGCGCAGTACTTCCACAAGGCACTGGCCGCCGCGCTCGAGGAGGTGGAGGCCGGCAAGCTGCTGCGCCTGATCGTCACCTTCCCGCCGCGCCACGGCAAGTCCGAGCTCACGTCGCGGAAGTTCCCGGCCTGGCTCGCCGGCCGCGATCCCTACCGCCATGTGATCTTCGCGACATACAACCAGGATTTCGCCGAGGACTTCGGCCGCGACGTCCGGTCCTGCATCATCAGCGACCGCTTCGCCGCGACCTTCCCCGGCGTCACGCTCCGCAAGGGCGAGACCGCTGCCGACCGGCTCCGCACCGAAGAGGGCGGCCTGCTGGCCTTCGTCGGCCGCGGCGGCAGCATCACCGGCCGCGGCGCCGACTTCCTGATCATCGACGACCCGCTCAAGGATCGCGCCGAGGCGCAGAGCGCGACCATCCGCAACGAACTGTGGTCGTGGTTCAACGACACGGCGATGACGCGGCTTATGTCGGACGTCGGCGCGGTGATCATCATCATGACCCGCTGGCACGAGGACGACCTGGTCGGCCGGCTGACCGATCCGGCGAACCC